AGAGGATGAAATGCCAAGTATTATTACAGCAACAGAGTTGAGGTCTGTACTTGGCGTTTCATCAGCTTTATACAGCGATAGTTATCTCAATGACATCATTGATACATCTGAGGCAGTTATCTTGCCTTTGCTTACTACGTTTTCATCACCAGTTGCCAAGGTTTCGCTGACTGACAATGTCGCAACCTTTACTACAATAGGAATCCATGAGTTCACCGAAGGACAATCAGTTGTCATCGCAGGATGCGGATCTCCATTCAACGGCACGGTTACAGTTAATGATGATCCAGATGCATACACATTTACAGCAAACATCACTAACGCCGATGTCACCGAGCGCAACGTCATTCCTAGCGGATCCGCAACTCTCTCAGGCGCTGCTACATATGTCGGCGTTGCTGCGGTCGAATCAGCAATTATCGTAGTTTCAGTTGAAGTTTTCCAATCTCGTACTGCTCCAGGCGGACAGATTGAAGGCGTGGACTTTGCTCCATCACCATACAGAATGGGTCGCAGCTTATTTAATCGCGTCGTAGGTCTACTTGGACCATACATCGATGTTGAGACGATGGCGCAGTAATGCCAAGCACAATCCTCTCAGCAGTTCGTACTCCTCTTGCCACAGCATTATCTGGGGTTACTGCAAACGTATTTAGTTACGTTCCAGAACAGATCCCGGCTCCTGCTGTTGTTCTCGTTCCGGACTCTCCCTACATGGAGTTTGAGACAATCGGCAAGAGCACCTTTCGATGCAAGTTGAATTACACCATTACCTGCTGCGTTGCCTATAACAGCAACCCGGCAAGTCTTGATAACATAGAACAACTAATCACAAGCGTTGTGGCGGTTATACCGGCTGGATACGATGTCCAGGTAGTAGATCGACCAACAGTTACACAAGTAGGCGCTAGTAACTTGCTAGTCGCGGACATACGCGTGTCCACCTGGTACACGCAGACGGCATAAGGAGAAACCCAATGGCAACAACAGTTATCACGGGTCGCGACCTAATTCTGACTATCGCATCAACTAACTATGATGCGCAGACAACTAGCGTCACACTCGTAAACAGCCCAACGATCGATGTTTTTCAGACATTGGACGGTAAGGCTTACAAGCACACGGATGATCAGTGGACTCTTAACGTAGAGTTGCTTGCTGACTGGGGTGCATCATCATCACTATTCGAAGCAATGTGGACTGCTGCTGATACAGCACCAAACACAACTCTTGCAGTATCACTAACAGCTGCAACAGGCGCTGTATTTACTTGCAACGTCCTACCTGTATTCCCAACAATCGGTGGAGCTGCCCCAGGCGCTCAGACTGACTCTTGGACACTTACAGTTGTCGGCACACCAGCCGATACATTCTCAGCTTAACATCTAACAAACGGGAGCAAAGATGAAACTTGGAATAACAATTCAATATAACTCTGGAGACGAAGCAACATATTATGCGCAGCCACCAGAGTGGGCTAAATGGGAAAAGGCGACCGGACATACGATCTCACAAGCAACCGACAAGATTGGTATGTGGGATCTTATGTTTCTGGCTTATCACGCTCACAAGCGCGAGAATGCTGGAAAGCCTACAAAGTCTTTTGAAATCTGGTCTGAAACAGTTGCCGATGTAACTGTTGGAGACGATACCCCAAAAGCCACCAGCCAGGAAGCATAGGCAGGATCCTCGTCAATCTAGCAATAGAGACGGGGATACCAATGCAATACTGGGATACGGCAGAGGATGTATTAACCGCAATAGAGATTATTAAGGAGCGATCGGATGGCAGATGAAGTCAAGATCGCTTATGACAAATCAGATCTACGCGGTATTACCAGGGCTTTTAAGGCTATGGACGATGAAGCCGTCCAAGCTGCTAAGAAAGAAAGTTCTGCACTTGCTGAGTTTGCTGCTGACAAGATTAAGCAAACAGCAGCGACTCGTCAGGTTTCAGGGACTGCTGCTCGCCGTATTGCTGACGGAGTGGTAATTAGTAAGTCATCGAAAATCGGTGAGTTCAGTTACGGCTTTGCTCGTCAAAAGTTTTCTGGTGGCGGTAGTACTTTAGATTTACTTTACGGTATGGAGTTTGGTTCGAATCGCTTTAAGCAGTTCCCAAATCGCACTCCTAATCGTGGCAGAGGGAACTCTGGATATTTCATTTATCCGACTTTGCGTCAGATCCAACCGGAGCTGATCCAGAAGTGGGAAACGGCGTTTGACCGCATTTTGAAGGAGTGGGACTAATGGCAGGTAATAGAACCCTTAAACTCTCGATCCTTGCTGACGTTGATGATCTTAATAAAAAGTTAAAGCAAGCCAACGGCGATGTTGAATCATCTGCCAGCAAACTAAGTGATTTTGGTAAGAAAGCCGGCGTAGCATTCGCAGCAGCAGCTGCAGCAGCCGGTGCCTTTGCAGTCAAGATTGGTATCGATGCAGTTAAGGCTGCTTCTGATCTATCTGAAACAATTTCTAAAGTTGGTGTCCTGTTTGGCGAATCAGCCAAGGATATTGAGAAGTTTGCAGATGGCGCTGCTTCATCCCTTGGACAGACCAAGCAGCAAGCCTTAGACGCAGCCGCTACTTTTGCAACATTCGGTAAAGCAGCTGGATTATCAGGCAAAGACCTTTCTAAGTTTTCGATTGACTTTGTCAAATTATCATCTGACTTAGCATCGTTTAATAACACTTCTCCAGAACAAGCCATCAACGCAATCGGATCGGCACTTCGTGGCGAGGCTGAGCCTCTACGCGCTTACGGCGTTTTGCTCGATGATGCTTCATTGCGTCAAGCTGCTTTAGAGCTGGGAATCATCAACACAACCAAGAATGCACTAACTCCACAGCAGAAGGTATTAGCAGCCCAAGAGTTGATCTACAAGCAGACTGGCGCAGCTCAGGGAGACTTTGAGCGCACATCTGACGGATTAGCCAATAAGACGCGAATCTTAACCGCGCAACTTGAAAACGCTAAAGTAACCATTGGTGAGGCACTTCTCCCAATCGTTTTGGAATTAACCACATTTTTTTCTAAGAATGTTTTACCTATTGTTCAAAGTGTGGCAGATGCTTTTGGCAGCAAGAAAGATAAAACTGCCGGTTTAAGTGGAACGCTTAACACTCTTGTAGACACAATCTCAGGACTTGTCATACCAATCTTTGATGGCATGAAAAAGGCTTTTGATAAGATCAAAGATACAATCGTTGAAAATAAAGACGAGTTCCAAGCTTTCTTTGATGTTATCAAGGCAGCTGCTCCGATTATCGGAAACGTTATTGGAAAAGCGTTTGAAATCATCGGCGGTATTGCTAGCACCGTTCTAAACCTTATTGCAAATGTCTTAGCAGCTATTAAGCCATTGCTAAATACAGCCATCGATGGTATCAACCTGGTTATTCGTGGACTTAACTTAATCAAGGTTGGCAACGACTTGCCGTATATTTCAAAGATCGGTGCAACCTCTGGTGGAGGTGCTGCTGGATTTAGTGGGACAATGCCTAACGGAACATCGTTTAATACTAATACATCAACAGGCAATACAAACCCAACTCCTCCTCCAATAACATCACCGACAACATCGTCAGCGTCCTCCATCGCATCGGTTGCTGCTTCAGCTGCTTCAGCGGGTCAAGTTATTAATGGATCTTTCAGCGCTGGTCGTTTCCGTCAAGCAGAAGCTGCTGATTCAGGTAACAATTATTACAACATCAACGTAACCGGAGCCTTGGACAAGGAAGGCGTAGCCCGTCAGATTGTCGAGATCATTAACGAGTCGTCCTACCGCGGTGGCGGTGGCGGTGGATCGGCTCTAATCGCATGAGCCAATGGACTCCAGAATGGCAAGTAACCATTAATGGCGGTGGGGATTATACAAACCTAACGCTTAGCAACCTGACCATCACATCCGGTCGCCAAGACATCTATTCTCAGCCTTATGCCGGTTATTGCAATGTTGAGATTATCAACCTTGACCAGTCACCGATTGTTATGGATATCAATGACCAGATCACAATCAAGGTCAAAGATTCAACTGGCACCTTTGTAAACCTGTTTGGTGGCTTTGTAACTGATATCGATGTAGAAGTCACTCAGGCGGGTTCTAACGGCATTTCAGAGTCAATTAAGGTAGTTGCATTGGGTGCATTGTCGAAACTGCCTAAAACCCTTACAACGGGCGTTTTAAGCAAGGACTTTGACGGAGACCAAATCTACACAATTCTTAGCCAAGCCTTGTTTAATACTTGGAATGAAGTACCAGCTGCTACAACTTGGGCAACCTACAACGCAACAACAACCTGGGCAGATGCTGAAAACTCTGGACTTGGAGATATCGATCAACCAGGCGATTACGAATTAGCAGCTCGATCATCGAACACAACTGATATTTACAGCCTTGTATCTGCCTTGGCTACTTCTGGACTTGGTTATCTCTATGAGGACGCACAAGGCAGAATCGGGTATGCCGACAGTACTAGACGAAACACTTATCTAGCTGCTAACGGTTATATTGATTTAACAGGCAACCATGCTCTTGCCCGCGGTATCCGCACATCAAAGCGTTCTGGAGATGTCCGCAATAACGTGACCATTACCTACAAGAATGGGCAACAGCAAACAGCCTCAGATACCGAATCTATTGCCATTTATGGGCAACAGGCTTACAACATCCAAACATCATTGGAACATACAGCAGACGCTTTGTCTCAGGCTGAGTTTTACCTGACTCTTAGAGCATTCCCACAAGCGCAGTTTAAATCCATTACTTTTCCACTTACTAGCCCGGAGATCGACGATACAGACCGCGATGCCTTGCTAGAGGTATTTATGGGTATGCCGGTGAACATTACTGAATTGCCAACCAATATCGCAGATGGCGCTTTTCAAGGCTTTGTCGAAGGTTGGACTTTTAGCGCTGGATATAACGCTTTGTACTTAACCTTGACCGTATCTCCAACTGCCTATAGCCTTCAGGCTATGCGCTGGAACGGAGTGCCGGTGACTGAAACCTGGAACACAATCAACGCTGGACTGGAATGGATTGACGCTACAATAGTAGCCTGATAAAGGAGAAATATGGCAACGACAACTAACTTCGGGTGGGAAACCCCTGACGATACCGACCTTGTAAAGGAC